GTGCAGACCTTCTCGGTTTGGTAACCGAGGAAGGAATGACGGCCGAGCACCTGGCTTGACTCTAATACAGCTGGAAAATACCGAAGTACCTTCCAGCATATAGAGTCAATGTATTTCACGGTCTCCCAGCAGCCAGCCTTGTAAAGCTGATTGCGAAAAGAGACCATGGAAATACATCCAGGTCCGTCCTGTAGTGATGCAGGGAATACTCTTCGGAGCTTGACAATACTAACGTCTTGCCCCTCATAGTACTCCTTGCCACAAGACTCTCTGAATCGTCCGATCCAGAAAGACTTGGACGAGCCCACTCGAGCACCAAAATGCTCAAGGGACTGTATCACTGATTCCACATTATCTATAGGGACAATTAAATCATCCCCGTAGACACGCACCCGGCCAGTGAATCTGAGAAAATCAGATCTACTGGTAAAGCGCGTACTCTGCTCTCTCTCTATACCGAGAAAGACTAAGGTAAGAAATACCATAGCCTCAACGGGAAAACAGAGAGCCGACCCCATAGACGCGTACTTGGCGAGGCGAATAACACCCTCTCCAGGTACATCAGCTCGTCTCGAACGGGTAGATTCCAGCCCCTTAAGCAAAGAGGGAAAAGAACCAACCATTCTACGCACGAGTTGATTAGAGACCCTGTCAGATGCATCGCTCAAATCGAGCGTTGCAGTATGACCGAGTTCTGAGCCTTCCTTGGCCATGGTCTGGTTAGGACCCTGGTCGGTAAAGCCCAGAAAATTCTTGAGAATAGAATCACTCTCAAGACCTAGGACTAGTGGCTCGAGAATCGCCTGCTGTGCATATTGCACATAAGACGGCTCAACAGCTATAATCCTGGGACTCTTTAGCGTCTTAGGAACTGAGATTACCTTAACAGGTAACTCAGAACCGGGGTCCAGGAAAGTTACATCGTCCTCATGCACATAACGTGCATTTGGATACAGGAAATTCTCAACAGAGAAAACTTCCTGCAAACGATGGGTCCAGGTACGATTCTGATACTTCTGGTTTCCCAGGAGTTTGTCAGCAGTCGCGCCAGGACCATGTTTAGGAACCACCTCTTCGTCATAGATCTGTTGATCTAGAGAGGAAAAGACAGGCCTAAATAAGAGATTAGCTATACGAACAAAATCAGAATAATCTGACTCAGTAAGTATAGCATCATTCTCTTTGACTTCCCTGTCACAATTCACATAGCCGGACATAGCATCCCGCTCCCTTGCAGAAGTACAAGGAAGAAGGATCTTACTGAACAGCAGCGAAAGCTGCCGAACAGCAAGAATTGCTTCTACATCCGGATCGTGAACGAGTACGCCACTACCGCGGTCGAACACACGATCGAGGAAACCTCCCATAAAACGGGGGAGACCTGCCTGCCACGAAAAACCGTGGAACAGGTTGCGATCAACAATCCCTTGGTCAAGACTTTTTTGGAAGTCCTTTCCAAAGGATGCTAGGGATATCGTGAGAAACGATATCCCCTCGTGTTCGACACGACTAGAGACGGTTTCAATGTCTCTGGTGGCGCTAGTGCAACATCTCTTAGCGAATTCATTCGCTAAGGTACTCCAGAGCACAATCAGGCTTTTCAAAAACTCCTCCTAACAGAGGTAGAATTTTCCTTAGCCTGATGCTCTCGATGTCTCAGAGACGTTCTTACATGAACGCCGCAAAAAACATCATCAAAGCGCCAATAGCCATGAGTCCGAGTAGGACTGCAGCAGTTGCTGCAATGGCTACTAGCAGGTTAAAATTATAGTCGATTTTCGACATAACTTAACCGTCATCTCCCTTCTCCTGCTTAGCAGGGGTTATGCGATAGGTAGCTGACTAATTACTAGCCAGAGACCTAACACGAATAAGCACGTAATGATAACTTGCTCCCAAAAATAAGGAGGAAGCATCAGAGCGTGAGGGAGCGAGTTAAGACTCGCTACCCAGAACCTTGTTCGTCGCCGCGAATGAAGTCGCTGATAGGAAAGTCGTAAGACCTTCCGTCAGTTTCTTCAGTTCTTCGTTGGTAAAGCCTACAAGAGGCCTATCAACGACCAGATATGCAGAAGTCGAAACTTCTTCATTCTGGGACGGCATAAGGGATGAAGCGATGACCTTTGACAGATCAAGCCTGATCATGTGACGCTTCCGGCGACCAACGGTCGTCGAAATAGTCAACTTTTTCAGGCCGTCAGAGCTGAGGTACCCGGATTTGAGACTCCCCGTTTCTACACGGGGAACTTCAGTTTCCGTGGTGCCATCAAATTTGACTTTTTGTGGATCTGAGAACATACAGGCGTGCTCATTTCTGCTCCATTTGGAGCGATTGATGGTTGCAATGTATTTGCAGCTACAATCGAGTAATTCCGAGTGCAGCAGTGATGGCGATTTGGGTAGGAGTTAAACCCTCCCAAGAAACGCCAAACCCGAAGGGGTTCGCTTCCCGCCTACGCTTAGTGGTAAAAACCACTTGTGCAGGAGGAGGCGGCCCAGACACGCCTTTAAGGCCCGTCTGAGGCATGTGATAGGTCATCAAGGTGGATTTTTCCTCCATGATGTAGCCATATCGCATAACCAGGCCAGCTAGTCCGAACGAGGTAGCGTTAGAAATAACGTTACCCGTGTTCGAGAACCAGTCAGCGGCCCAGCTCCACGGCGTTAACTGCCAGATAGTATCTGGAGTTAGAGTCAGACCGAATAGCTTATCGGCCTCGGATCCAATGCCTAAGCATTCGCCCACCTTGGTTGGTGAGGCGTCTGCATAGATAAAGGAACCGGAGAACCACCTTTTTATAGTGGTCTCAGACTGTAACGTTAACGGCGCGGGCGTTCCGTGAAATGCGGGCTGGATTGCATTCGATGCATACGTGCATTGAGTTCCTCCAGAAACCACAGACTCGGAACGTTCAACAATGTCATCAAAAGCGAACTCACGATGAACTAACGTGCCAGAGGCAGCTTGATAATTTTCCATTATCTTGTTGCCATCTTTTACGCTCTGGGCGACATTTTTCATATCGTCGACCAGAGGTTTCCAGCCAAACTCCATGTTCAGATACTCTGAACCTGCAGCCTTGGCCAACTTAGTACGTCGCTCCCAAGTGGGAATTCCAGGAATAGGTAATTTCCTATCCAGGACAATCTCACCTAGGTCAACTCCCAACTGGGAGTTGGGGTTCGTAGGGTCTACAATGGATATAGCGGTGGCTCCGATCGGATCCAGGTATGATGAACTGGACGAAAAGACGCTACCGTCAATACCAGAGTAGCCGGAGTTGGTAATAGGTATACAGATGGGTCCTAAATATTTATTATTTAGGCCATTCCGTTCACCTTCCAACTTAACAATCCGGGTTGAAACAACCGGTTTGATAAGGAACGTTGAAAACGGTCCTCCGGAATAATAGCGGCCATTACGGCCACGCTTATGCCCTGATGAGTCAGTAACCTGACGTCCTTTAAAAGTCGCCGTATTAACCGGATTAAAATTACCAATCCGGGTACTCCCAGAGTATTGTACAATGGGAGGGAACTGAACTACTTGATTGTAGCTACGTTCCTTACGATGACTTTCTATAGGACACAATGTTGAGCTCCTTCTTGTCGACTTCACATCCTTCGATGTGAGGTGGGGTCAAATGCACTGCGTGGACAACTCCCTAAGAGGTACATAGGTGATACCAACTTGGGCCGTAAGGCTTAATATGGTAGCACTATCTGTACCAATGGGGGGTTG